CATCAAGAGACTCAGAGAAAGTTATATGAAGGACGATGAAGAGTCTCCTCAACACCGTTTTGCTTTTGTTTCTAAGGCATTTGGAAGTAATGCAGAACACGCACAGAGATTGTATGATTATTCCAGTAAACACTGGTTGTCATACTCTACTCCTATCCTTTCGTTTGGAAGATCAAAGAGGGGAATGCCAATATCGTGTTTTCTTAACTACATTGAAGACACTGCGGAGGGACTAGTTGATAATCTATCAGAAACTAATTGGCTGTCTATGCTTGGTGGCGGAGTTGGCGTTGGTTTTGGTATTCGCAGCTCAGGCGATAAATCTACAGGAGTCATGCCGCACCTCAAGATTTACGATGCATCATCTTTGGCTTATCGTCAGGGTAGGACTCGCCGTGGTAGCTATGCAGCTTACCTTGACATATCTCATCCAGATATCATATCTTTCTTAGAGATGCGTAAGCCAACTGGCGATCCAAATGTTCGTTGTATGAATCTCCATCATGGCATCAATATCACAGATGACTTCATGCAGATCATCGAGAAAAGTATGTTGGATCCTAATGTTGATGATTCGTGGGAATTGAAAGATCCACATTCAGGTGAAGTGAGAGAAGTTGTTTCTGCAAAGAATCTGTGGCAAATGATTCTAGAACTTCGTATGCATACTGGTGAGCCATATATTCACTATATCGACACAAGTAATCGAATGATGCCTCAATGGCTTAAGGACAAAGGTCTAAAGATCAATCAGTCAAATCTTTGTTCAGAGATTATTCTTCCTACAAATGAAGAGAGAACTGCCGTTTGCTGTTTGTCAAGTTTGAACTTGGAGAATTTTGATGAGTGGAAAAATGAACCACTTTTTCTTAAAGATGTTGCTGAAATGTTGGACAATGTTTTGCAATATTTTATTGATAACGCTCCTGATACCATTGCTCGCGCTAGAAACTCTGCTTATCTTGAAAGATCGATTGGTGTTGGTGCTCTTGGCTTTCATGCGTATTTGCAAAAAAATGGTATTCCATTTGAGGGAGTCATGGCTAAAGTTGCAAATAAGAAAATCTTCAAGCTGATAAGGAGTGGGCTAGATGAAGCGAATCTTCAATTGGGTGCCGAGAGAGGTGAAGCGCCGGATGCAATGGGTACTGGGCTTCGCTTTAGTCATCTCATGGCTATTGCTCCCAATGCTTCTTCTTCCATTATCATGGGCAATACTTCTCCTAGCATTGAACCTTATCGCGCCAACGCTTATCGGCAGGATACTCTTTCGGGTTCTTCGTTGAACAAAAACAAGTGGCTTGATGCATTGCTGAGAAAGAAAGTTATGTTTGAAGATGAATTGCCTGATATCTGGTCATCGATTATCGCAAATGATGGTTCAGTACAACATCTTTCAATCCTTACTGATTATGAAAAAGATGTATTCAAGACTTCAATGGAAATTGATCAGCGATGGGTGATTGATCTTGCAGCAGATCGTCAGGAATATATTGACCAAGCACAGTCACTTAATGTATTCTTTAGGCCTGATGTTAATATCAAGTATCTTCATGCCATTCACTTTATGGCATGGAAAAAAGGAATCAAGACATTGTATTACTGCCGTTCAGAGAAGATTGGTAAAGCAGACAAGGTATCAAAGAAGATTGAGCGAGAAGTCATCAAAGAGTTGGACATGACACAGATTGCTCAGGGTAACGATTGTATCGCTTGTGAGGGATAATATGAAACTGATAAGATTTACCGCATCATGGTGTCAGCCATGTAAAACACTGGCAAAGAACTTAGAAAAAGCTAAGTTGAATATTCCTATTGAAGTGGTAGACATTGATGTCCATGAAGAAGTTGCTGTACAATATGGTATTCGATCTGTACCTACACTTGTACTAAACAAGAATGGTGATGAAAAAAGATTGGTTGGTGTTAAGTCACCTGAAGAAATCGAAGAATGGGTCAACGCATGATTAAGAAGACTGATTTGAATTTAACTGAAGGTCGAGATTATCTTAAACCTTTCAATTATCCTTGGGCGTTTGACGCATGGTTGAAGCATGAGCAATCACATTGGCTCCATACTGAAGTACCTATGCTTGAGGATGTCAAAGATTGGAAGAAGAAGCTAACCAAAGAAGAAAAGCATTTTCTGACAAATATCTTCCGTTTCTTTACACAAGGTGATATTGACGTTGCTGGTGGCTATGTGGCAAATTATCTGCCGTATTTCCCTCAACCAGAAGTACGCATGATGCTTCTTGGATTCGCTGCCAGAGAAGCCCTTCATGTTGCTGCATACTCACACTTGATCGAGACTTTGGGTCTGCCTGAGACCACTTATAACGAGTTCCTAGAGTATGCTGAAATGAAAGAGAAGCATGATTATGTTCTCAACATTTCAAAGCAGAATACAACAAAAGAAAATACGGCTACGCATATTGCTGTATTCTCTGCATTTACAGAAGGTATGCAATTGTTCTCTTCATTCATCATGTTGTTGAATTTTCCTCGACACGGTAAAATGAAGGGTATGGGTCAGATTGTTACCTGGTCAATTGTCGATGAGACTCAACATTGTGAATCGATGATTAAATTGTTTCGGACATACATAGAAGAGAATAGAGAAATTTGGACTGATGAACTCAAATCAAGAATCTACACAATTGCTGAAAGAATGGTTGAACTGGAAGACAAGTTCATTGATCTCGCTTTCTCTATGGGAGAGATGGAAAATCTTACTTCGGAAGATGTAAAAAAGTATATTCGTTATATTGCAGACCGCCGATTGATTTCTCTTGGACTCAAGGGTGTATTTAAAGTGAAAAGGAATCCTCTGCCTTGGGTTGAGGAAATGATCAACGCACCTACACACACCAATTTCTTTGAGAATCGAGCAACCGATTATGCGAAAGGAGCACTATCTGGAGATTGGTCAGATGTTTGGGCAAATTAAAGGAAAAAAATGTTCTATAGCTATTTACCAACTTTTAACATCGAATTTTTCATTGACTCTTTCCAGTCATGTAAAAGAGATTTAACAAATCGAATAATTACTGATACCGTCTTGAATAAATCAGCAAACGATTTTATTGATCAACAGACTGCTTTTGCAAAGATGTTGGTAAATAATAGCGTAACTATATCAAAATATATGTTTGATATTTGGGTAAAATAGGAGATGTTAACATGGATAAAGAAGTTACAGGAGAATGCAGCGAATGTGAATCGACCTTTGTCATACAATATGCAGAAGAACTAGTATCACAGGATTATCCTGAACATTGCCCTTTTTGTGGCGAGCGCATTGAAGATATCACTGAAGAATATATAGATGATGATATCTTTGATGAGAACGACTCGAAATGGGAATAGACTGGTTATACAATAACATTGAATTTGATGAAACTCTGATTGGTGATAGTTATGGTTTTGTTTACATAATAACAAACCTTATCACCAATCGGAAATATATCGGAAAGAAACTTTTCTATTTTACTAAAACCAAACAGGTCAAAGGTAAAAAGAAACGAATCAAAGTTCCTTCTGATTGGCCAACTTATTATGGAAGTAACGAAGAACTCCAAAAAGATGTTCTTCAGCATGGCAAAGAAAACTTCAAGAGAGAAATACTACATCTCTGTAAGTCTAAAGGTGAATGCAGTTATCTTGAAGCAAAGGAACAATTTGTAAATGGTGTCATGGAAAATGATGACTATTACAATAGCTGGATTATGGTGAGAGTGAGAAAATCACATATCAAAAATTTACAAAAGTGAAAAGGAATAATTATGAGTTATGATTTGTTTATGCCTATTGAAGAGATGAAGGCTGTTGGTAAATGGCCAATTCCATGGACTTCAGCAATGGGTTTAGTTCCAGAAATTAAAAAATTAGGTGATGATATTGTTGGATGTGAAATTGGAACAAATTTAGGTATAAATGTTGTTTATTTTTTAGACCATCTACCCAACATCAAAACATTATATGCTGTTGATCCTTATTCACCATATGATGACAGAATTACTGGTGGTGAATTCGTCACACAAGAACTGCAAGATAGAATTAAATCAACCTTTCTGAATAATATTGAGAAATATAAAGAACGAATTGTTTTCATCCACAAGACTTCTGATGATGCACTCAATGATATTCCAGATCATTCTTTAGATTACATTTTTATTGACGGTGACCATAACTATGATGCTGTGATAAAAGATTTTAGGAATTATTACAATAAGGTGAAGATTGGTGGAATTTTTGCTGGTCATGATGCATTCTCACATGGAGTACAAAGAGCACTTTCAATCTTTGTTCCTGAAATGAATGTTGATCCACAAAAAATAAGAGTATGTGATCATCAAACTTTTTATTGGATTCGGTAAAGAATAATGAATGAAATTCTAAAAGAGATGAAACAGGGTAATTATGATGTATTCACTTTCTTTCCAGGTGAAAAAGAACATCAAGTATTGATACAAGGCAATTCATATAAGGATCCTGGTGAGAAATTGGATTACAATGATACCGGTGATTGCTATCACATTATCTTGTTCAAAGAGAATGGAGAAATCATCGAACAACTGGACAGGTATGATGCAATTCTGACTTCTCCGGTAGATTACTTGTCAATGTTGATGGAACAAGATTGGTATGGTGCCATTTTTAGGAAAACTACCACATCCGATGCGATATCACAAAAACTGTTTGACAATCTGACTCAATCGTGTTAACATAGAGTTTCTCTAACAAAAGAAGTTACATAATGATTCTTGTTGATCTAAATCAAGTTCTTCTAGCCGGTCTGATGGCTCAAATCTCCAATCAGAAGGTAGAACTAGAAGAAGACCTAATTCGACACATGGTGTTGAATACTCTCCGCATGAACATCAAAACTTTCCGTAAAGATTATGGTGATGTTGTTCTATGCTGTGACAATCGGAAGTATTGGAGGAAAGATGCATTCCCTTTCTATAAAGCGGGTCGAAAGAAAGCCCGTGAAAAGTCGGATCTTGATTGGCATCATATCTTTGAGATGCTGGCCAAGTTCAAACAAGAACTGAAAGATAATTTTCCATACAAAGTGATTGATGTTGAGGGTGCAGAGGCCGATGATATTATCGGAACACTCGCCCCTCGGTATGTTGCACATGAGAATGTTTTGATTCTCTCCAGTGACGGAGATTTCATTCAACTTCAACGGCATAACAAGAATGCCAAGTATGAAATATGTCAGTATAATCCTGCACAAAGGAAATACATCAAGTCATTGGATCCTGTTTCTGATCTGAAAGAAAAGATCATTCGTGGTGATAAAGGTGATGGAATTCCCAACATCTATTCACCTGCTGACTGTTTTGTCAATGAAATGAGACAAAAGCCCATCACCAAAGGTGTATTCGATAAACTACTCAAGGAAGACTTCCAACAGTGGCCTACATCACTGCAAGAGGGTTTCATTCGTAATGAGATGTTGATCGACCTATCTAAGATCCCTGCTGAAATAAAGCATAAAATCATAAATACTTTTGATGAAGTAAAACCAGCAACAAAACAAAAGATGCTGAACTACTTTATTGAAAAGAAACTTAAAAACCTGATGGACGTAATTGAGGAATTCTAATGAAAAATATCTATGAAGTTTTTGATGAATTTGAAAATGCAAAGAACAATAAAGAGAGATTGGAAGTTATTGGAAAGAATCTTTCAAAAACTCTATCTGAAGTCCTTAGACTAGGGTTTGATGAACGCTTTCAATGGTACATCAAGGAAGTTCCTGAACAATTTAAGGTCAAAAATATTCCTGCTGGAATGAGTTATGCTAAGTTGTCTACTGAATTGAGAAAACTTTATATGTTCCAAAAAGGAAATCCAACTGCCGACAAGCTGACTGAGAAAAAGCGAGAGCAACTTCTAGTAGAATTGTTGGAAGGTTTGGAACCAAGAGAAGCAGAAGTTGTAATGGGTATCTTCAATAAAGATTTTGGCGTTAAAGGTCTGGATTTGAAGTTTGTACAAGCAGCATTTCCCAAGATGTTTGTTAACTAACAGGAGTTTTTTAAAGTGTCGAAGTTTGTAGGTAAGTTCCGTCGAGAACGTGATTATGAAGATGATCGTAACAAGCGAAACTTTTACGAAAGAAAGCAAAAGCAAAAACAGACTCAAAATGCTAAACGAATGGCTTATTTTGAATCATATGATACTGAGCCTACACAGGAATATGAAAAACAACGAAAATAAGTCTTGACAAACGAACTCGACTAGTGTATAATACAACTCCTTACATGGAGTTTCACTATGTTCATACACGGTCGAGTTCAAAAGTCAAAACCACGCAAAACCCCCAAAAAGCAACGAGAACAATATCAGGAATGGCTCAAATCTGTTGAGTCCATGTCTACAAACTTTTCTTCCAACAAGAAAAAGTCTAAATCCAAAGCCAATGGCTCTGATATTGTTGTCCGTGGTGTATATGTGCGTGAAACTCAGAAATACCAATCTCTAGATACCGGAGTTGGTACTGCCACCAAGTCGGCACCAAAGGTTTACACTGGAACCGCTATGAAAGGTATTGCAACCATGCATAAATCCAATGCTGTGCCCGTTTTTACTGACGAGCAAGCTAAGGATATTGCATCCATGCGTCGATAATCTAAAGGAAATCACATTATGCAAACGGATATTCAGAATCCTGAACTTTACAGTGAAGAAAAACAACCAGAACCTTGGCAATTGCTCACGGAAGTAGTAAAAAAGTGGGCCGTCATGTCTCAACATCAAAAAACATTGGAAAATTACGAAATTATTCGTACTCAAAATGGATAAAATCACATTTACTACAAAAATTGTTGATACCAATGACGGAACAGGTGATGGAATGTTAATTTTTCCGCCTGGGTTGATAGAATCTATGGGTTGGGAAGACGGAACTGTTCTGAATCTTGAAATCCGAGAAGGATTGCTGTATCTCACTGAAAATAAACTTGACAACTGATGAAAATTAGTGTACAATAGCACTATATTCACTAGGAAATCACATGGACCTTATCAATTCTAAGTCAATTCTTGCCAAACTGATGGCAACCGAGAATCTCCGCATCGAACAACGCAAGGTTGCGACTGCATCCTTTGATATCAGAAATCGGGTTCTGGTTGTTCCGATCTTGGATAAGAACATCAGTTCAGATTTGTATGACCTTTTCATGGGTCACGAAGTAGGCCATGCACTTTATACACCTCTTGAAGGTCTTCTTGATGCATTGCAAAAACAAAAACTCAACAAGTCTGTCATCAACCTGCTTGAAGATTCTCGGATTGAACGCAAGATCAAGATGAAGTATCCTGGTCTGCGCCATTCCTTCTTCAATGGCTACAAAGACCTGATGCACCGAGACTTTTTTGGTGTCATGAACAAAGATTTGGACAAACTCAACTTCATTGACCGTATCAACCTGTATTGCAAGGTTGGTGCGGACTTGAACATTTCATTTACCGATGAAGAAAAGGTCATTCTGCGTGAAGTGGAGAACACTCAGACCTTTGAAGATGTTCTTGAAGTGTACAAGAAGGTCATGCAACGCCTTGAAGAAGAACAGGAAGAAGACGATAAAAAGTTTGAATATGTTCAGACTGATTTGGATGGTGATTTTGAAGACTATGATTTTGAATTCGTTGATGATGATTCAGAAGATGAATCCGACTCTGATATTCTAAAAATTCGAAGTGAGGAATCTGAGGATGATGCTGAAGATGGAGAAGGCGATTCTTCTGATTCAGAAAAAAATGAAGACAAAGAATCAAAGGATGGCAACTCTGATAAATCAGAAGGCGATGAATCAGGAGAAAAAGTTTCTGAAGGTAACGAAGGTGGAAAAGTTGGCAAGAATAAAGAAGAAATTCGTTCTATCACCGATGAAGAATATCGCAAGAACGAAAGTAAACTTTTTTCAGAAGAATCAAAGAATTACTACTATGCAACTATTCCAAAGCTGCCCATGAAAAAGATTATCATAGATCACAAGGTGATTTGGTCTGAGTACCAACACAACCTGAATTATATTTCCAATCTGTATGGAAGTCCTATGATAAATGAAATTGAAAAAAACAAGGTAGAAGAGTTCAAGAAGTTTCGTGAAGATTCAAAGAGCATCGTTTCATATCTTGTGAAAGAGTTTGAACTTCGCAAGAATGCAAACCAAATGAAGCGAGTTTCTATCGCCAAGACTGGTGATCTGAACATGAACAGAATTTTTTCTTACAATTTCAGTGAGGATATCTTCAAGAAGGCTGCGATTGTTCCTGATGGAAAATCACATGGGTTGGTGATGTTCCTTGATTGGTCTGGTTCGATGTCTGATTATCTTATCGAAACGATCCGTCAATTGCTGAACCTTGTGATGTTCTGCAAGAGTGTGAAGATCCCTTATGAAGTGTATGCATTCTCTACTATTGCTGGAGAACGTCTCTCACTCTATGGGCACCCTCGCAAGCTGGATATACGATATGAACATTTTTATCGAGATGGCAATATCCATCTTTTGCCGTTCCATTTGATGAACCTGCTATCAAGCAAAATGTCTGCATCTGAATTTGCCAATGCAGCAGGGTATCTGTTGGCTTGGAATGAGAATCGACTTGCACGACCTGATTTCATGGAACTTCATGGTACGCCTCTGAATGAAGCTATCGTTGCTGCAATGGATATCGTTCCCAAGTTTCAGAAAGATTATCGTCTGCAAGTTGTGAATACCGTTTTCCTGACTGATGGCGCAGGGCAAGCCAGCAAAAACATCTTTGGTGTAAAATACCAAGAAATGTCTTCTCGCCGTTCTTTGGTGATCTGTGATCCTGTATCAAAGGCTGAAGCACTTGTTTCAGATTTTGACAACTCGGATCAGTTGACTGCTGCATATGTAAAACTGTTGAAGGCTCGGACTAATTGCAATATCGTTGGATTCTATATCTTGCGGACCCGTGAATTTGGTGCTGTATTACGGTACTTCAATACCGATAAAGAAAAGATTTCGGATGAAAAATACAAGCAGTTGAGGGCTGATTTCCGCAAAGACAAATACATAATTGTCACTTCTGCTGGTTTTGATGAATACTATATCCTTAAGAGTGATGCAATAGATACTGTAGAAGAATTCACGGTAAAAGACGATGCATCCATTCGTTCGATTGCCACTGCATTCAGCAAGTTTTCGATGAGTAGGAAAACCAGTCGAGTTGTACTCAACCGCTTCATCAACATGATTTCATAGGCCCATAGGAGAACCATATGTTTTACGAGACAGTAGTAGAATCATTCCAAAAAGGTGACTTTCGATGCGAGATTCAGACATTGAACCGTATCTACAAGGTCAACTTCTATAACCGAAACCAGTTCACCCATGCAGTATCTGTGTTCTCGATAAACGAAGCAAGGGAGATAGCCGAAGCGTTTATGGGTAAGACTACACCAACCCTTCTGACTGAGTAGAGAACTCTCTTTCGTACTCTCTGGTCCAGTATTCCACATCAGATACACACTGTATGTTTTTGGATAGAATGTAGTCTTCCATCTGCCTTGCATAAGTGTTGACATTGAGATACTGGACCAGTTTTTCGGTTATTTTACCAAATAGTTGTTGCATTTCTTCCTCTTTTAGTGTACAATAGATCATATCAGTTATTTATTGTTCCGTATTGCACCGCAGCATAAAAGGAGTAACAAATGGATTGCATGATTCTTGGTGATTCCCTTGCAGTAGGGATTGCACAGAACCTTCCTCAATGTGAAGCCCATGCCCAGGTAGGCATTACTACCCATGCCTTCTATATGAGATCCGACAAGTGGTCCAGTGACACCGTACTGATCTCTTTGGGGTCAAACGATTCAGGACCAGCCCCAATACAGTATGATGTCCTAAGAAAATTCCGCAAGACTATCAATGCCAAACGAGTCTTTTGGGTTCTACCCAATGTGAATCAAGTGGCTCGACTTGCCATCAAAGATATTGCCAAAGACAATGGAGATTACCTGATCGATGCAAAGAATGCTGAAACAAGCCCTGACCGTGTTCACCCGACTGCTAGGGGATATCGGGAGATTGCGAAACAAGTACCCATCCTAAAGTGATACCATCATGAGCAGATTGTTTGAGAAACAGATCGTACCCGAACGACACGCACCCTCAATAAGAAGACTGGGAAGTTCAGTAGCAAGACCAGTAGGGTTAGCTATAAGCCTAGCAAGAGACCTGGAAAAAAGTAATGGCCCACTGAGGAGCCCAAGAAAAAAAATTAGGAATTCGAAGATGCAAAAAACGAATTTCCTCTGAGGGCCCCAAGAAAATAAATTAGAGACAAAAAGAGTTTGACCATGGAGAGAAATTTTCTAACACGCAACACCCCCGGCGCGACCAGGGCCCCAACCACTGGCCCCTCCAGACCCTGCCTCCCTACCGCTGGCGCTCCCTACCCCTGCCGCCGAGCAGCACCTGCCGCCTGCTCCCGAGCCGTAGCCTCTGCCAACTGGCGAAGCATCCGGTTCCGAGCCTCAGCCGGGCACTGGCTCAGAGCCTTCGCCAGCAGGCTGCCAAGATACCCAGCCAGATAGGCATAGCCATGGTTTCCCTGCCAGTCGGTCACCGACTCAACGAATGCATCGACGGCCTCGGTGCAGGCTTGCCCATGCTGCCGGTCGCGCTTGATCTCAGTCAGAATCGAGGTAGTTTTCATCGAGGTGCTCCTGTAGAGGTAAAAGTGTAGAGGTAGGATTGTTGAGGTAAGGTTAGATGCCGACGCGCTTCACATAGGCGGTCCACTCGGCGACCGTGCCCACCACCTGCTCTTTGGCGACCAGCAGGGGCGTCTTGATCTTCAGGAACAGGTCGAAATAGTCTGCCTGTACCGTCCCTTCTTCCCAGACCTGCCCGGTCACGTCCCAGACCAGATACATGATGCTATTCGTCATTCGCGGTACTCTCCGTGTCACTTCGTTCAATCGATGGGTCCATTGTACAGAATCTGGTAGGAATGTCAAGGGTCCCTTCGGGCATTTTTATTGCGATATGTTACTAGGCATCCACACGGCGAACAAAATAATACTCATCTTTAAAAGGGTTAAACTCATTCCTTCGGTCGGCCTCTGCATCGGCTTCAGCCTCGCTGTCGTGGCGGCTAATCTCGCTGATCACATGATCATCCACCACACGCTCTTGGAGGAGCACCGCCCATCTGATTGCCATCTTTTTCTCCGTCGTCATCATGGGTACCATTGTACAGAATCTGGTAGGAATGTCAAGGGCAAAATTGTTGCGATATGTTAACAGTCTATCGCTCTAGACCAACTTAGCCGCGATCAGAGCCACAGCCTCATCGAAGGTGCCGACCGTATCGACGGCAGTAAAATCACCACCATTTTTATCGGCTACGGGTGAATGATGCACTTCGAAGCGCCCTTGCGAGCTATGCTCAATAATGATACCATCTGGCCAGTCGGCCGTCGGGCCATAGACTTCGAACATATTTTGACCAATATTACGGGCGGTGGCACTCGATATCGTGTACGCTGTCATTTTATTCTCCGTTGTCATCACGTGAACCATTCTACAGAATCTGGCCCTGGTGTCAAGGGCATTTTTATTGCGATATGTTAACAGTCTATCGCTTTTTATCGTAGGCACCCCAGCCAGTTTCCCAGGCTATCATGGGGTCACGTTCAGCCGAGCGTACAAGCTCATGACCTTTATCGTGGACATACCCATCACGTTCTACGCTGAGCCAACCCCGGCGGCTGACCCGCACAGAAACTGCAATCCCAGCCGGCCAGACACCGCGACGGAATTCCAGATAGGTCTTGCCGCTATTGTCTTGGCGCCAGAGGTCGACCAGGGCCTTTTGTTGCGCTTTATTGGGTCTAGCCCAAGTGTGCCGTTCCTTCTGGACCACGGCTTGTTTGACCAACCTCTTGCCCATGTTTTTCTCCGTCGTCACCATGGGTACCATTGTACACTGGTGGGCCCTGGTGTCAAGGGCATTTTTATTGCGATATGTTACTCAAACACAGTCACAATGTCGTCTTGCCGGATCGTAGCCCG